AAGGCAATCGCCTGCGGGCGGGACGGGGGCCACCTCATCCGCTTCGGCCCTTCAGGCCTCAGCACCTTCCCCTCAAGGGGAAGGCAAGGCGGCTTCGCCCCGACACCGCACATATCAACGCATCACAGCGGGCATGCCCGCGTGAATAAATCTATTACATGGAGGTTTTCCAACCAATGGCAATCAATCTTGCAACCAAGTACGCCGGCTCCGCCGCGGAGAGGTTCTCCCAGCAGAGCATCACCCAGGGCGCCTTCTGCGACGACTTCGAGTTCACGGGCGTGGCGACCCTCAAGGTCTACAGCGTCGACACCGTGCCCCTCGGCTCCTACTCCCGCAGCGGCACCGCCCGCTACGGCACCCCCGCCGAGCTCGGCGACAGCGTCCAGGAGCTCACCATGAGCCAGGACAAGGCCTTCACCTTCGTCATCGACAAGGGCAACGACGCCGAGCAGATGAACGTAAAGGGCGCCGCCAAGTGCCTGCGCAGAGAGATCGACGAGCAGGTCACCCCCGCCGTCGACAAGTACCGCCTGCTCAAGTGGGCCCAGAACGCCGGCCTCGGCGCCTGCCTTGCCGCCGCGCCCACCAAGAGCACCATTATGGGCTTCATCCTCGACGCCACCGCCGCCATGGACAACGCCCTCGTGACCCCGACGGGCCGCAAAATGTTCGTAAAAACGAGCGTGTACAAAGTCCTGAAACAGGCGGACGAGTTCCTCTCCGTCGAGAAGATAGCCGACCGCGCGCTGCGCCGCGGCGTCGTGGGCGAAATAGACGGCATGGAGGTCGTGAAGGTGCCGGACAGCTGGATGCCGGCCGACGTCTACTTCATGATCGTTCAGAAATCCGCCTGCATCTCGCCCGTGAAGCTGCAGGACTACAAGCTCCACAAGGACCCGCCGGGCATCTCCGGCTCCCTCGCCGAGGGCAGGATCCTCTACGACGCGTTCGTCATCGGCGCGAGGCAGAAGGGCATTTACGTCGCCGCCGCCTCCGGCAAGCGCTGCACCGAGCCGACGATAAGCCCGAACGGAGGCGCATACACCGCCGGCACGACGACCGTGACCCTCACGGCGGGCAGCGGCGAAGTGATAAAGTACACTCTCGACGGCTCCGACCCGAAGACCAGCTCCACCGCGCAGACCTATTCCAGCGCCATCGCCACCACCGGCTGGAGCGGCCCCGTGAAGCTGCGCTGCTTCGCCTCCAAGAGCGGCCTTTACGACTCCGGCGAAAGCTCCGCCGTGTTCGCCTGATGGCGGCGGCTGAAAGAGTCTGGAGCCTCGCCGCCGCCGTGATGGACGAGCTTTCGCCCACGGGCGCGGCTGTGAACGGAGACAACGCCGACCTGCGCGCCCGCGCAGTCGGGATACTGAACGTCCTTCTGCGCGAGGGGGCGGCGAGGTGCGGGAGCGCCTACGCTCCGGTAGACGCTTTAACGGACGAGATCGAAAACCTGCCGGACGATTACGCCGAGGGCTGCCTGCCCTACGGCCTCGCGGCCGCGCTTCTGGCTGAGGAGCGGCCCGCCGCGGCGGAATACTTCCGCGGCGAGTACGAGCGCCTCTCGCGGTTTTATACCCGCGGCGTATCGGAGCAGACGGAAGACATCTACGGCGGCCTTTCGGCAGCCGAATAGGAGGGGTCAGCATGAGCCGAATAAGAGCCTTCGCCGCCCGGGGCGGGGGCACGCTCGGCCCCTTTCTGGGGCTGAACGAATCGCAGGACGGCGAGAGCGCGCTCAAAAGAGGCGAGGCCGCCGTGATGGAAAACTGGCGCGTCACGCCCTCCGGCTCGCTCTCGCTGCGCCCGGGGACGGAGCTGGTCTGCGCCCTCCCGGGCAAAATAACCGCCCTCTGGCACGGCTCTCTCCCCGCGGGAGAGAGGACCGTCGCCGCCGCAAACGGAAAATTATGGAGCATAAATGAAGATACCGGAACGGCCGCCGAGATAGGCTCCGCCGACTCCGCGAGGGTGAGCTTTTTCGGCTTTGCCGGCAAGCTCTATATCCTCGCGGGGACGGATTATCTCGGCTGGGAGGGGGACGAAAGCGTTCCCGCCGCGAGCGTAGCGGGCTACGTGCCGCTCGTCGCCGTCTCGGCGCCGCCCGCCGGCGGCGGCACGCCTCTCGAGGGCGTCAACCGCCTCACGGGCAGCAAGAGGATGCGCTTTTCGCCGGACGGCGCGGCGCAGACCTTCCAGCTCCCGGAGAAAAATATCGACTCCGTGGACGCTGTTTTGTCCGTCACCGGCGGACAGCTGCCGGAGTACACGGTGAATCTCGCCACGGGGCGCGTCGTCTTCCAGAGCGTTCCGTCGGAGGGGACGAACACCGTCGAGATCGCCTGGACGAAGGGCGAAGGAGAGCGTGCGAGCGTCGCCGCGATGCGCTTTTCCGAGAGCTACAGCGGCGACACCGACGCGAGAATATTTCTCTGCGGAGACGGTTCAAACCGCTGTGTTTACAGCGATCTTGACTCAAACGGCCGCCCGAGCGCCGAATATTTCCCGGAGCTGAACGTGCTGGACGTAGACTCGGCGAATACCCCCGTCACCGGCCTCATCAGGCATTACGACAGCCTTCTCGTCTTCAAGCCTGACGGCTGCTTCAAGGTGAGCTACGGGCAGATAGCCGGCTCAAACGGCGAGCTGATAGCGGCCTTCTATGTCCGCGGCGTGAACCGCCAGACGGGGCTCGATTCCCCGGGCGCCGTCCGCCTTGCGGACAACGCGCCCGTCACCCTCTGCCGCGGCGGGATCTACCTCTGGAAGACGGGAGGCAGCTCCGTTCCGGACGAGCGAAACGCCGTTTTCATCTCCGAGAGGGCGAGAGCCTCCGCCGCCGCGCTCGGGCGCGGCGTCGTCGCTGAGGATAACGCCGCGGAGAGGGAAATGCACTTCATCAGCGGGCGAAACGACCTCATCTGGAACTACGGGCGCGACTGTTTTTACAGATATTGCTACTCGTTTTCCGTCGCCTCCGCGTGCCTGAGCGGAGATGCGCTCCTGCTCGGCGGCGCGGACGGGGGCTTAAGGCGCGTTTCATCCTCCGCCGTAACCGACTGCGGGGAAAAGTACCCCGCCGTGTGGGAGAGCGGGGCGATTTCCTTCGCCGGCGAGGAGTTCAGGCAGCGGACGGGGGAGCTTTTCCTTTCGCTCAAGCCCGAGCCCGGCGCGCTGCTGGACGTTGCCCTGCTCACTGACCAGCGCGCGGACCTGCCTGTAAAGCGCGTGACCTTCACTCTCGCGGGCTTTCTGCACGCTGATTTCGCCGGCTGGAGCTTCCGCACCTCGCGCCGCGCGCGGGTAAGGCGCGTGAAGATAAGGACGGGGGAGCACTCGTACCTCAAGCTGCGCGTCACCACGCCCGGCGGCGCGCCCTGCACGCTGCTCGCGGCGGTCGTGCCGTCGCGCGCGTCAGGACATATGCGATAGCCGCGCCTTGAAAAGGAGCGCTCGGCTTCCCCCTCGTGGGGAAGCTGTCACGGCGCTATGCGCCGTGACTGATGAGGTGGTCCCCGTCTCCCGTCCCGCCCGCAGGCGAAAGGGGAGTAACGCCCGCTGCGGCGGGCTACACCTCATCCGCTTCGGCCTGCGGCCTCAGCACCTTCCCCTCAAGGGGAAGGCAAGAGGGGTGCGGCGCTTCGCCTAAAAAAGAGCGCCTTGGCTTCCCCTTGAGGGGAAGCTGTCACGGCGCTATGCGCCGTGACTGATGAGGTGGCCCCCGTCCCCCGTCCCGCCCGCAGGCGAAAGGGGAGTAACGCCCGCTGCGGCGGGCTACACCTCATCCGCTTCGGCCTGCGGCCTCAGCACCTTCCCCTCAAGGGGAAGGCAAGGGGCTGCTCCCCTCGCATCGCACCTGAACATATAAGGAGTAATTGAAAATGTCAATATCAAAACTCACAGCCTCGCTCGATATCGTCTCCGCGCTCGAGGACGAGCCGAACGACGTCGGCGGGCTCTCCGCCGCCGAGCTCAAGGCCAAGTTCGACGAGGCCGGAAACGTCATCAAAGCCTACCTCAACGACACCCTCACCGAGGAGATAAGGGCCGAAAACGTCCCCTTCGCGGCCGCCGAGGGCATCGAGGGCGATACCGTCCAGGCCGCCGTCGAAAACGTTCATTCCCAGATCGTCGATATGGCCGAGGCCGTCATCCCGAACGGCTCCGTCACCGCCGCGAAGCTGGCCTCCTCGGCCGTGACCTCCGCGAAAATAGCCTCGTCCGCGGTCACGGCGGACAAGCTTGCCCCCGCGGCCGTGACCTCCGCGAAGATAGGCCCGGGCGCCGTCACCGAGGCGAAGCTCGCCGCCGCCGTGACGGATAAGATCGCCGCCGCGGGCACTCTCGCGAAGATAGGCGAGGCCTCGCTTTCCTCCGCCGGGCCGAGCGCCTCGGTGACGCTCTCGGCCGATATTTCGTCCTTCCGGAGGCTTTACGTCGTCGCCTTTGCGAAGAACAACTCGGGCGGCGGGAGCATAAGCTTCGGCGTTTACGCCGGGGCCGACGCCTCCGCGCAGCAGATAGCCTCCGGCTCCGCCGGCGCCTCGGGCGAGCTGAGTCCCGCGGTGATGGACGTTTTCATCGCCGAAAACGGCTCGGCCGGCTTCGAGGCGTTCACGGTCTTTACCGGCGCGAGCTCCGCGAGCGCGGCGCGCTGGGCAGGCGCCTCGGCGGTATCGGGCACGAAGGTCTTTTTCGCCGGCGTGAACTCAGCCCGCTTCGCCTCCGGCTCGCGGTTTATAGTGTACGCCGCGTAAAAGAGTCACGAAAAACGCAAGCGTTTTTCCGTGAGATACTCGCGCTCCATCGCCCTCGCTTCGCTCGGTTGCTCGGCGCGAGGGCTCGCGGGGCTCGCCTCAGGGAGTTTTTGCCGCGGCAAAGCTGTGGCAAAAACGATCCCGATCCTCTTCGCGCTGCGCGCGAACTCTGCGAGGCTCCCGCAGGCGCTCGGCTTCCCCCTCGGGGGTAGCGAAGCGACGCCGCGGGAGTGAATGACATGCCGGTGGCATGTCAGAGCCGCGGCGTGACCGAGCCGCAGCGAGACAGCTGTCATGAGCGAAGCGAATGACTGATGAGGGGCGTGCGATTCAGCAGGCAACGGGGCAGAGCAGCGCCCGACTTCAGCTGCGGAGGTAACTTCAGCGCCCCTCATCCGTCGCTTCGTGCTTGCGCCCGTCGCGCCACCTCTGGCCCACCGTCGTGTCAGCCGGTTTCCGTCCGCCTTCGCGGCCGAAAACCGGGACACTTCCTCGAAATCAGCTCGCTGCATCCGCCACCGGCGGCGCTTCGCTGATTTCCCCCCGAGGGGGAAGGCTCGTCGCCGCTTCGCGGCTCCTCCGGGCGTCCCGCCCGCAGGCGCGAACTCTGCGAGGCCCGCCCGCATAGACTGCAGCGGCCCGGCACCGTACTCCCCGGCGAAAAACCGTGATTGGAGGAGATACGATGAAGGACCGCTTCAGCAGACTCATTGACGTGAAGACCATCGTCACCGTCGCGCTCGTGGGCACGCTCTGCCTTCTTGCGCTGCGCGGCAGGGTGGAGGTCTCGGCGGAGTTTTTCGCCGCCACGGTGACGAGCGGCATCACCTATTTTTTTACTAAGAAAGGGGATGCGGCCTTATGAGGCTGAAATCCGAAAGCCGCCGCCGCGCTCATCAGAAAGGGGATGCGGCCTTATGACCCAGCGTGAAAAGATAGTAAAAACGGCTCTCGGCGAACTCGGGACCTCCGAGCCCGGGGGCGACGACAAGTACATCCGCTGGTACGGCGGCCTTGCCGACACCGCGCCCTGGTGCGCTATCTTCGTCTCCTGGTGCGCGGCGAAGGCCGGGGCGGGGGAGGCCGTCTTCCCGAAGCACGCCTCCTGCACGCTCGGGCGCGAAAAGTGGAAAAGGCTGGGCCGCTGGCGGGGCAGGGACTACGACCCCCTCCCGGGCGATCTCGTCTATTTCGACCACGACCTTTCCGGCGACTGCGACCACGTGGGCATAGTCGTTTCGGTTTTTCCCGGCGGGTTCGAGACCGTCGAGGGCAACCGGGGCGACGCCGTGGCGAGAGGGAGGTACCGCGCTTCTGACCCGGCCATCGCCGGCTTCGCCGCGCCGGATTACGATGGGAGGGACAGTTACCCCGAGCCTTACGCCGAGGCGGCGCTCGCCTGGGCGCGGGAGCGGGGAGTGCTGCGCGGCGACGAAAAGGGCGACCTGCGCCTGACGGAAAAGCCCACCCGCGAGCAGGTGCTGACCATGCTCTACCGCGCGATAGGGGAGTAGCTAAAGGCTTCCCCTTGAGGGGAAATCAGCGAAGCGCCGCCAGTGGCGGATGAAGCGAGCTGATTTCGAGGAAGTGTCCCGGTTTTCGGCCGTGCATACGGCCGGAAACCGGCTGACACGACGGTGGGCCAGAGCTGTCAGCCGCAGGCTGACTGATGAGGTGTAGCCGCGAAGCGGCGTTAAAGAATAAGTACGGAGTACGAGGGACGAGAGTCCACCTCATCCGTCATTCGCTTCGCTCATGCCACCTTCCCCTCAAGGGGAAGGCAAGGGGGTGCGGCGCTCCGACTAAAAAAGAGCGCCTCGGCTTCCCCCTCGGGGGAAGCTGGCGAGCTGCGAAGCAGCGAGACTGATGAGGGGCGCCGCAAGTCTGCTTGCAGCCGATGAGGGCGCCCCAAACAGCTGCGGCAGAAGGAATTACGCCCCTCATCCGTCGCTCCGTGCTTGCGCGCGTCGCGCCACCTTCCCCCGAGGGGGAAGGCTCGTCGCCGCTTCGCGGCTCCTCCGGGCGCCTCGCCTCGCAGAGTTCGCGGCTCTGCCGCGAAGAAAACGCAAATCAGTTTTTGCCGCGGATTTGCCGGGGCAAAAACACCCTAAGACGAGCAAAGCGAGTCCTCGCGCCGAGCAAGCGCAGCTCCGCTGCGCGCGATAAGCGCGAGTAACCTCACGGCTGAAGGCTCCGCCTTCAGCGTGAACAAAAGGAGTCTACATATGACCTATAAACCTACCGGCGCCTTTAACGACGCCATCATGTCCGAAGAAGACAAGCGCGCCCTCGCCGGCATCAAGGCGCGCTACGCCGAGGCCGCCGCCGCGGGCGATGAGACCGCCATGGCCGCCGCCCACAGCGAGGCCGAAAACCTTCGCGCGCTCTACGGCTACTCCGGCGGCGAGGACGGCTCAGAGTACCGCCCGAATGGCGCGACGGCCGACCTCACGCGGCTCATAGAGTCCGTTTACGACGCTCAGCGCCGCGCGAAGGTCGGCGCCGTGGAGCGCGAGTGGCAGCGGCAGAAGAAGCTGGCCGAGGAGCAGATAGCCGCGGGCGAGACGGATTACTACGCCCTGCGAAACGCGCTGGCCTCCGAAAACGCCGTTGAAAAAAGGAATTTCGCCGAGCGCGCCGCCGCCTCCGGCCTCGGAAACGGGACGTCCGCGCAGGCGGAGCTTTCGCGCTCCGTGGCCTTTCAGGGCGCGCTTGCCGCTCTCGGCCGCCAGCAGGCGCGTGAAAAGCAGGCGGGCCGAAGGAAGCTCGAGAGCATAGACGAGCAGTACGCCGCCGCCATCGCCGAGGCCGAGGCCGAGGGCGCGAAGGACCTGGCGGACGCGCTTTATAACGAGGCGCTGCGCGCCGTCACCGCCGAGGAGAAGGCGAAAAAAGACCGCCTCGCATATGAAAACGAGCTGTACGACAGGGAGCGCGGCGAGTGGAAAGACGCCTACGACCTGGCGAAGACCGCCGCGAAGTACGGCGATTATTCGCTTTTGGAGGCCCTTGGCGTTACGGTCGCCGAGCCGGAAAAAGCCTCGTATTCCAAGGGTTCCGGCGGCTCGGGAAGCAGCGGCGGGAAAAAGACCTCCGGCACGCTCGGCGCCGAGGAGCTCTTCGAGGCGATGTACGAGGCCGAGCCGAACGAGTATCTGTTTCTGATGATGAACCGCTCGAAGTATTCCGTCACCGCGGACAAGCTCGACGAGGTCTGGGGCGAATACCGCATCTGGCGCAGGGGCCTCGAGCAGGAGGAGCAGGAGGCGGCGAAGGAGCTGGCGGGAGAAGTTCAGCCGGAGCTCGGCCCGGGCTCGCTTTCCGCCCGCGCGAAGCTGCTTCTGGCGGACTATCAGGGGAGAGTTTCGCGAGGCGAGATAACGGCGGACCAGGCCCTCGCCTCGGCGAACACGGCCTACAAAAACGGGCTGATAACGAAGCGCGAGCTCGAGCAGATCGTCTCCGAGCTCGAGGCATAAGGGCATAAAAAAAGCGCCGCAGACAGCCCCGAATCCCCTGAGAGATGCATAGGACAGATCGCCTGCGGCGTCTTCGTGCATGTAATATACCATGCCCCGCGCGGGATGTCAAGAGGGTGCGCCTCGCCTCGCAGAGTTCGCGCCCGCAGGCGCCTTGGCTTCCCCCTCGGGGGAAGCTGGCGAGGGGCAGCGCCCCGAGACTGATGAGGGGCGTGCGATTCAGCAGGCAGCCGATGAGAGCGCCCCGAATGACTGCGGCAGAAGGAGAAACGCCCCTCATCCGTCCTCGTCGGGCAAGCCCTCCTCGGCCACCTTCCCCTCAAGGGGAAGGCAAGAGGCGCGCCGCCCCGCCTTAAACAGAGCGCCTCGGCTTCCCCTTGAGGGTAGCGAAGCGACGCCGCGGGAGTGAATGACATGCCGGTGGCATGTCAGAGCCGCGGCGTGACCGAGCCGCAGCGAGACAGCTGTCGAGGGGCAGCGCC